GCTCGCAAAGAGTGGGATCGAGCCGTTGAAGATTTGGCGGCTCAAAACCCTGTCGAGCAAATGGAGTTTATCAATGCTGACATCTAAGAAGCTGGAGCTGCGCCGCTCCGAAATCCGGCAACAACTGGCCGAACTGGCGAACATCGAAAAGCCTTCGGAGGACGAAGTGCGCAAGATGGGCGAACTTGATGCGGAATACCGCTCTAAAGAGGCTCAATATCGCTCTGCGCTCATTGCAGAAGATGCTGAGCGTCGAGAGGCTGGCGACGAGCTAGAGACCCGTTCCGGCCAAGAATGGCGCGATCTGATCGGCGGCTTTGAACTGCGTCAGGCTGTTCTCGCACTTGATGAAGGTGCGGCGCTCTCCGGCAAGACTGCGGAAGTCGTGCAGGAAATGCGCAATGCGGGCGGCTATCGCGGCATCCCTGTGCCCCTCATGGCTCTTGAGCAACGTGCGGGCGAAACCGTATCGAGCGGCACCCCCGACCCGATGCAAACCCGCCCCATCATCGACCGCTTGTTCCCGTCCAGCGTGGCGGCACGTCTCGGCGTTCAAACCGTGAATATCGGGCAAGGCTCTGTTGAATGGCCTGTGGCAACCTCCGGCGCTGTGGCTGGCTGGGCTGCGACCGAAGGCGGCAGCATTGGCGATGCTTCGGCCTATGCAACGGCTGAGAAATCCCTTTCCCCTGATAACACCCTTGGCGCTCACATGCGGATCACCCGCAAAGCTCTGAAGCAATCGGGCGAGGGCTTGGAAACCGCAATTCGCCGCGACCTCTCGGCAGCTATCGGCGCGGAACTGGATTCGGCAACCTTCACCGGAACGGGCGNGGCGGCTGCAACGTGGGCGGCAATCCGCACTGAGGTCATCGCGTTCATCAATGCAAACGCGGCATCCTCTCCGGCTGATGTGCGTATCGCTTTCGGCCCGACCGTCTGGGGCGATCTTGACGAGGCTTTGATCTCCGGCACCGCAGTCTCCGAACTGGACCGCCTGAGCAAGCACATTCGCAACCAAGCTCTCGCAACCGTCCTTGAGCCTTCCACCGCGATCATGACCACCTCGGCGGGCGGCATTGCTCCGGCCTTTGTTGGCATCTGGGGCGGCGTGGACCTGATCCGCGACCCGTATTCGGATGCACAATCCGGCGGGCTGCGCCTGACTGGCCTTGTCACCGCTGATGTGACCGTGGCCCGCGGTTCGCAAGTGCGTATCCTCACCGGCTTGGCGGATTCCTAAGATGCTGTGGGGCGGTTCTAAAGGCACCCTTGAGGTAAGGGCAGAAGGTGGGGCAACTCACCTTCGCGCTCACTTTCCGTATTCTGCGGAGACTGAACTTGCACCGGGGCGGCTGGAAGTAATCGCCCCTCGTGCTTTCGCTGACCGTATCGAGAACGGCGGCGAAATCCACCTTCTTTCTGGGCATAGCTTTGATAAGCCTCTTGCCTGTCGATCGGCGGGCACCCTGACCCTGACCGACACCGACGAGGCGTTGACGATCGAAGCGACCTTGGACGATGGCACCACATGGGCGCGGGATTTTCTGGCGGCCAATCAATCCGGGCTTATCAAGGGCCTCTCCCCCGGCTTTCATGTCCCTAAAGGCGGCGACCGGATCGAGCGGCGGGGAAATGATCTGTTGCGCACGATCGAGCGGGCGGAACTCATAGAAATATCTGCGGTCACCCGTGCGGCATACCCTCAAGCGCAGATCGAGGCGCGGGCATGGGAAAGCCACCAAGACCGCTTGCCCGTGCGCGGCGCTGTTTATCCTCTCAACAGATGGAGGCTCTGAGATGTGGCCTTTCAAACGCAAAACCGAAACCCGCTCGGCTGACACGGGTTACACCTCTGCAATCGCGGCAGCGCGGGCGGCATACATCACCGGAGCGACCGGACGGGCGGAATTGACTGCGGCGGCGCAATCTTCTGTGAGCTTGTGGGAGGGCGGCTTGGGCCTCGCTGACGTGACGGGCACCGACTTGCTCACACGGCGCGCTCTGGCGCTCTCTGCGCGTTCTCTGGCCCTGCGGGGTGAAGCTCTATTCCTGATCGGTGACAATAAGCTCATTCCGGCCATTGATTGGGATTTAAGCACCCGCAACGGCGAGCCGTATGCGTATCGCCTGACTGTGCCGGAGATCAACGGCGGCAGCTATCAAACCGTGCTTTCCGGTGAGGTGATCCATTTTCGCATTGGCTCTGATGCTGTGACACCGTGGGCGGGCACATCACCGCTGCGGCGGGCGTCTCTGTCTGCGGATCTCTTGGCCGAAGTCGAAACGGCTCTGTTCGAGGTTTACCGGGATTCCCCGATGGGTTCCCAGATTGTCCCTGTCCCGGACGCTAGCGCAGACGATATGAAAGAACTTCGCGGCAGCTTTAGAGGCAAGAGAGGGGCGTCTCTGATGATCGAGGGGGTAGCCGCTGCTACCGCTGCTGGCCTAAATCCGAACATCGGCAAGTCACCCGACCAGCTAAGTCCTGATCTGTCTCGGACGCTGGCCGACAAGATGCTGACCGAAGGCAAAAACGCGATCTACACCGCCTATGGCATCCTCCCCGCCATGCAATCAACTGCGGCTGTTGGCACCCTTGTCAGAGAAGCGCAACGGCATCTGGCGCAATACACGCTGCAACCTATCGCTGAGATAATGGCGGAGGAATGTGCGGAAAAGCTCGGCAGCGCGGTCTCTCTGGACGTGATGCGGCCTCTGCAAGCCTTCGACGTGTCCGGGCGGGCGCGGGCGATGGCGACCATCATTAGCGCACTGTCTGACGCGAAAGAAGCGGGCGTTGATCCTGCGCAAGCTATGTCCCTTGTTGATTGGAGCAACACCGATGTCTGAGAGTGATGAAAATGATCTCCTGATCCGAATTGGCCTTACGGAAAAGAAATACATGCAGGCTTTGGCGCGCATGGAATCTTCATCCGTGAAGGCCGCAAAGAAGGCTGAGAAAGCCTTTTCAAAGTCGAACAATTCGTTCCAGTCCGGCGCGACCAAATCGAACAGGGCGGCAAACAATTTTGCAAACGGCGGGCTGCGCAATATGTCCATGCAGTTTTCGCAAGTCATGCAGCAAGGCGCGGTGACTGGCGACTATATGCGGGCCTTGGCTGTGCAGCTTCCTGATATGGCAATCGGGTTCGGCGCAATCGGCGTAGCGGCGGGGGCTTTCGCTCCTATCCTGTTCACAATCGCCCAAAACGCGCTAGGGGCAAGTGAGTCTGTCCAGAAGATGCGAGACAGCCTTGATGAATTGGCCGCCGGAACGGTTTCGGCGCGTGAAGAAATCGAAATGCTCATTCGCGGGCTTTCGTCTGTTGAAGAACTCCGTGCACTGCAAGGAATTGCTGACCTTGAGAGACAGATTGCGGAGACAGAGGCGGAGCGGGAAGGCCTGAGCGGGCGCAACCTGCGGGCCGTTGAAATGCGCGTTGACGCTCTTGTCAAAGAGAAGGAAGAGGCCGAACAGGCTCTTAGCAAATACCGCGAAACCACCGGGCATCTTTCCGAGATAAAAAGCCTCGGGCAGGACATTGCCGGAATTGATATGGGCGCGGGGATCCGCTCCGCGATGAATAGCGCAAAAGACCTTTTGCCAATCATGCGCGAAATGGCAAATCTGACGTATCAGATCGAGGCAAAGCGAAACGCTGAGGAAGGGTTCGGGCAGACAACGGGGAGAACCGACTGGGCCGGAGATAACCGCCTATTTTGGAATCTGTTGCCCCCCTCACCGGATGAAACTTCATCTAAAGGCGGAAGCGGCGGCGGTTCTAAGCGCAATATCTCCGAAGAATATGAAACCCTGCGGGCCTCTCTGGACTCGGCTTATTCTGCGTTGAAGCAATACGAAGAGTCGCAAGAACTCCTTAACCTCGCTCTGAAGACTGGCGCGATCGACCTTGCCGCATACAACTCCACGATGGACCTTGTGACAGGGAAATTCGAGGACGCCACAAAGCAGACTGAGCTTTTCGACCTGTCCGTTCAATCCACTGGCGAAACCATTCTGGACATTGCCACGAGTGGCGCGGACGCCTTCGACAGCTTGGCGCAATCCATTCAGAGGGCGGCGCTTGAATTTGCCCTGTTCGGGAAAAGTGGCGTTGAAGGTCTCGGCACTGGTGACGCCGGAGGCCTGATCGGCGGCTTGCTGACTGGCCAATTCGAGGCCAACGCTAAAGGCGGCGTCTACAATTCTCCGGGCCTGTCTGCGTATTCCGGAAGCGTTGTCAGTAGCCCAACCGTTTTCCCCTTTGCTAAAGGCGCGGGCCTGATGGGCGAGGCGGGGCCGGAGGCTATTCTGCCTCTCTCCCGTGGCGCTGATGGCAAGCTAGGCGTAGCGGCAAGCGGCGGAAGCTCTGGCGGAACGTCAATTCAGGTAAACAACTATTCCGGCGCGAAAGTCGAGACATCGACCGAGACGGGGCCGGACGGGCAAGAAATGGTGCGGCTCATGGTCTCTGATGAGATCGGCAAGGGCAGCTTCGATAAGTCTATGGGTGGCCGTTACGGCTCCACTGTGAGGAAGACAAAACGATGAAAGATAAAATCAAAACGGGCGAGATTGTCAGGCTGAAATCTGGCGGGCCGACTATGACATTCGGCGGAGAGGCTGCGCTTACGGGCGAGGCCATTTGCTATTGGTTCCACGGCACAGAACGGAAGTGCGAGACCTTCCCTTTCGAGGCGCTGGAACTCTTGGAGACGGAATAAGGCTGGAAGTGCCTTTGGGGTTTTCGTTGTTCCCCCCATCAAACTTCTGGGATTAGTCGTGGAGTGCCCGCTAACTCATAGCAAAAACCCCGACGAGGCACGGCCCCTTGTCTCCAACCTTTCTGGGGGCGCGGTGCAGATTGTCACTAGGTCAGAGCAGGGGACAATCAAAGGGCCGGGGCGTAGGTTGATCTACGCGCCCGGCCCTATCTTTTACACAACCGAAAGGCGACTGCGGCCTTTAACATAAAACCCGTTGTCGGACTCTTGGCCCCTTAGGGTTGAATCTGGCGTTCTTGGAATTGCTGGACCTCTTGAGAAATCATCAACAAGAAACGCTCGAAGCCTTTGTCGGATAATCTTGCAAGCCTCGCTGCAAATTCTTCTTCCCGCATTGCTGGCTTGGGTCCATGTGGTGCGATGCTCATTTTGCCACCTTCGCTTTTGCTTTCGCTTTCGCCAAATCGCTTTCCAAGTCTTCAATGTCTTGGATCAGCTTATCAACAAGCCTCTCGGCAACTTCGAGGGTGCGCTCTATGCCGTTGTCACCGCGCCAATCGGCAATGGTTTGCATAGGGTCGCAAGCCAATACGCAGGTGCGCAAAACGCCTTGAATATCGTATGCGGCACCGCTCACGTCTCTGGTTCTGGTGTTCATTATATTGTCCTTTCAATGTCTGTCCGTATGGGCTAACATTAGTCCAAACAAATATGAAGTCAAGCACAAAGGACTAAGGTTGATCCATGACACCTGAGCAATGCAAAGCGGCGCGAGCTATGGCCGGACTATCTCAACAGGCTTTGGCCGATGCTGCAAAGGTAGCAAAGGCAACCATCGCCGGGTTCGAGCAAGGCAAGCGGCAACCCTATCCACGCACGATTGCCGATATTCAAAAGACGCTGGAAGAGCACGGCGTGACCTTCACCGCTGATGGCGTTTCACTGTAAAGCACTTGCCTGTAAACAAGGGGCGGCAAATCATGGCAAAATTGTCAATAAGCGCGGCTGTAAAGGTTTACGATGTTTCCAGACCTACTTTGCAGAAACACCTTAAAAGCGGGAAGATAAGCGGCGAAAAGGTGGCTGGCAAAGGCTGGCAAATTGACACCGCAGAGCTTGGCAGGGTTTACGCGGCAAGGGTGGCAAAGGGTGACAACACCTTTCCACCCGATTTGCCACCTGTTGTCAGGGACTTAGAAACCGACCTTAAAGCCGAAATCGAGACGCTAAAGCGCGATCTCGCTATTGCGGAGGCGCTGGCCGAAGAGCGGGCGCGATTGCTGGACCAGTCAATGAAGCTGCTACAGGGGCCTAAGGTTTCGTGGTGGCATAAATTGCGTGGGGGAGGGCGATGAACACAACCGAGTGTGTGCTGACACCCGTCATAGCGTGTCTATGCGCTTGCCAGTCTGTTGAAGGCGGTTCTATAGTGGAGGAATGAAAAAGCGAAAGCCCGCAACCATTGGACGTGGCGCGGGCTCTCTAAATTGAAAATGCTAGGCGACAGCATTCACAGCAATAAAGCCCGTCCAGATTAGAACATCTGGTCACACGCTGCAAGAATGAATCGCCCGGCCTGACCGAAAAAGGACCGGAACTTGAAGATTCAATATGATACCGACGAGCGGCAAATACCCCTACATCTGAGACTTGAGACGCGCCCCCTGTGGGGAGACATACAGAACACCTTGGGCCTTGAGCGCAAAGAGCACGCTCCCCTAGCTGTGGCAATCTATGAGAATAGCCTGTTAGGACATGCGACCTCATACAGCCGCGACAACAACACAAGAGGCTCTTGCAATGGCCTCCTGACGCGCCGGAACGTTGTGGGATGCGTTGACCTAATGGAGCGCATGGGGCTGATCGAGAACATGGTGCAATGTCAGGGCGGCAGGGGCTGGCGTAGCGCGGCCCGTGGAACTGATGCTCTTGCGGATCTGATGCGGCCCATCATTCCCGACCTCGCAAGCCTCCCTCTGATAACACCGACGAGGGCGGCAATCATTCGTGACAAGGATGGCAAAGAAATCCAGCCGAAGAACCGAAAGGAATTCGAGCGGATCGAGCGGCCCGTGTTTGCCATCAATGAGATGATCAAGGGCACGGAAATCAGAAACGGGCAGGGCATCGACATAAGGACGAGCGTCCGGCGCGTCTTCAACATTGACACAAAGCACGGTGGGAGGATTAGCAACGTGGGCGGAATAGGCTGGCAAAACTGTCCGGGGCACGAGCGTCTGGACATCACCATCGACGGGGAACCCGCGATAGAACTCGACTTCAAAGCAATTCACCCGCATATCCTCTACAGCCGCAGGGGCTACACTGTTCCGGCTGACTGCTACAATGTGGGCAACTGGCCCCGCGATCTGGTGAAGCTGGCCCTGCTGGTTCTCATCAACGCTGAGACGCTGACCGATGTCGTGACCGTCCTTGCCAATTCGGACGGGGACAAGATCACCCGCGACGATGAAGGCAACGTCATCAACATAACCACCGACAAACGCTTGATGAAGCAACTGACGGGCGACGACTATGCAAAGGCGATGTCATTCGCTCACAAGCTGGTGCAGGACATCAAAGAATATCACTGGCCCATTTCTGACGACTTCCACACGGGCGCGGGGCTGTGGCTGATGAATGAGGATTCAAAAATCGCCATGAACGTCATGTGCTCGCTGATGAAGATTGGCGAGCCTGTTCTTGCCGTTCATGATAGCTTTCTTGTCCGGCGATCCATGAAGGACAAACTAAAAGAGGTCATGCACGACGCCGCCGCGAAAGCTGGCCTATTGGACATCAAAATCGAAGAAAAAACCCGCCATTGAGGAACCCCCTTTCAGGGCAAGGGTTTTTCAATGCTTTCAACCTCTTAGATCAAAACGTTCTGACATATGGGAGAGAAGGGTTCATGGAGGTAGTATAGGGGGGGCTCCACCACCACCACCACCACGAGACCTTCGCGGCCCTTTCATAGCAGCATCATTGGCGCGGCTATATCATCATCATCGGCCATTCATGCGCGGCCATTCTATGAACAGAACTAAATTGGCGGCGCGTCAAATTGGCCTTCATAGCATCATCATCTTTGCCTGATCGAGCACCACCACCACACGCTCCCCCCTATACCCTCTCCCATATGTAAGAACATATCGGATCAAGGCATTGATCTTAAACAATAAGCCTTGCCCTGAAACGTCATCATCATCATCATCACAGGCCTTTTAGCCGTTCTATTTCCGTTCCCTGTCCGTTCTATATTTGGCCGCGCCTATTTTTTGTGGTATTATTTTACCACAAGACAACGAGCGGAAAAAACAACATGAACCTCACAACCCTCATAGCCTCTGTGAAGAACAGGGCGCACGTGGACTTCGACGACGATGATAGCGACATTGAACTGTCACTGTCTGCGGCTGTGCTGGATGTGTTGAGCGCGGCAGAGGTGGAGATCCCCGACGACATCACCACACTCTCGGACGACCTGACCTTCGCAATCGTTGACCAAGCTGTGATGCTCTACGATTCACGCGGGCCAGACATCGAGCGGCCTCTTGGCTTGTCTATGGCAGCGTCTCGCATTGTCGCACGCTATCGTGGCGTGAGTGCAGGGGCGAGCGAATGACCGATGCACCGACCAAGCGACCACGGGGCAGACCGCGCCTAGATGGCCTCACACCCGGCTCACCGGAGGCAAAGGCGGCTGATGCAGCTAAGAAGGCGGCAAAGCAAGCGAAGAACGGGGCCACCGCTGGGAATTCAAATGGGGGGGAAACCGGCGGCTTGACTGTTCCTTTCTCAATTCCCTTGCTGGAAAAAATTCAGGGGGAGGATACGGCGGAGCGGGCGATCCAGTTTCTAAAGCTGTTGACCATCCCCGAAGGACGGGCGGCAGGGGATCCCCTCACGCTGGCCTCTTTCCAAGAGAAATTCGTGCGCGGTTCCTTTGCCGATGGCATCATGGTTGGGGTTCTGTCGATTGGGCGCGGCAACGCCAAAACGGCGCTCTCTGCTGGCCTGTCTCTGGCTGAGTTGATGGGCGCTCTTGATCCTGACCCGCAACCGAAACGCGAGATCCTCTTTGCAGCGCGTAACCGCGACCAAGCCCGCACGGCGTTCAACTTCCTTGTGGGTTTCATCGAGGGCTTGCCGGAGGAAGAGCAAGAGCTTTTCACAATTCGGCGCGGCGCAAAGCTGGAAGTCGAGTTTGAAGGCAACGGCGGCGGGCTGGCCCGTGTTATCCCTGCGGATGGCAAATCCATTCTTGGCGGGGCACCTACGCTTGCGCTCATGGATGAACGGGCAGCATGGGAACGGGAGAAAGGCGACAATCTCGAAAACGCTATTCTCTCCGGCCTTGGGAAGCGTGACGGGCGTGCCCTGATCATCTCCACCTCTGCGCCTGACGATTCCAACACCTTTTCGCGCTGGATGGATGAACCCCCGCCCGGCACCTATGTGCAGGAACACCGCCCCGCCTTTGGTCTCCCTGCGGATGATCTCGAAAGCCTCTTGGAAGCAAACCCCGGCGCTACTGAGGGGATCGGCTCCACCCCTGAGTGGCTTGTCGCACAAGCGCGGCGGGCAATCTCCCGTGGCGGCTCTGCGCTGGCCTCTTTCCGTAACCTCAACCGGAACGAGCGGGTTTCGACCGAAGATAGATCGGTTCTGGTGACTGTCGATGAATGGCTTTCGGCGGAGGTGAACCCCGACGAACTGCCCCCGCGTGAGGGGCCGTGTGTCCTTGGCGTTGACCTTGGCGGCTCTCGTTCAATGAGTGCTGCGGCGTTCTACTGGCCCGACACGGGGCGGCTTGAAGCTCTCGGCACCTTCCCTTGCAATCCCTCTCTGGCAGATCGTGGCGCGGCTGATGGCGTCTCTGATCGGTATGTGCAGATGGAGGAACGCGGCGAGCTTATCACGATGGGCGATGCAACCGTTCCTCCGGGGCCTTGGCTGGCGGCTGTGGTCAAACATCTGGACGGGATCACCCCGCAATGTGTTGTGGGCGACCGCTTCCGGCATGCTGAATTTCAAGAGGCAATGAACGCGGCGGGCCTTGAGCGTGTCCCGTTCATCTGGCGCGGCTTTGGCTGGAAAGATGGGGCCGAAGACATCGAGCGGTTCCGGCGGGCGCTGTTTGATGGCGA